TAGCTTGGCTGTGGACTCACGGAAGAAGGGCGGGGAAAAGGACACCCAATGGTTTAATTGTGTGGCCTTCAGGCGCACCGCTGAGGCTATCCTCAACCATGTGAAGAAGGGTGACACGCTCGCCATTACAGGCAAGCTCAAAACCAACACATGGGAAAAGAATGGCGTTAAACAGCTAGACGTTGACGTGGTGGTCGACACTTGGCAGTTTGTTAGCTCTAAGCAATCAAGCGAGCGCAACGCCATAAGCAACCAAGGACCAGCCACTTGGTCACCTGATGGGAGCTCATGGCCCTGAATTGATGGAGCTCCCTAGTGGAGAGGACTAACTTGATGGATGAGACTGAAAGACAGAGATTGATGGGTGATCGCCTAGTGGCCATGCGTGACTATTTGGTCAGTTTTGTAGAGCGCAATTACAGCCTTGAGGTATGGGACGCTGAAGAGGTCTACTCTGAGACTTGTATTTACATGCTAGACAGAGGTTATCAGCTCATCAGGCTAGATAAGGACTTCGACGCCGCCATCATGAGCACAATGAAGCGGCGCGCTCTAAATCACCTCAGAGGCTCAAAGCACAGAGGCAACCTACAGACCACCGCCTTGGCTCACATCAATGAGCGCTCAACGCTATGGAGCGACAGGCGCAACCAAGAGGCTGAGTGGATTCATGAGATGGATAAAGCTCACCTCATGGGCCTAGCCAAGAGCCCACTTGAGACTGTGGCCATGAATCACCTGTTGAATCACTCTAATCTCAGGATAAGGGACACAGCCAGAGAGCATGGTATAAATTACAACACCATCCACGCTGGGATGAGGCGAATGAGAGCAAAGCTCAGGGACTATCTAGATGACTAAAACAGCAGATGATCTGAAGGGTTTAGCGGCGCGTGAGGCGGGTGACGTTGAGGCTCTTAATAAAGAATCTCAGACCGCCAACGCGCGCGCGCGGGATGCCAGGTGGCCACGCTTCCTAGATATGCTTGAGCGCCTCAGAGATGGTCAATCAATCCGTGGCGCTTGTGGCTCCTCACGCTTCCCACGCGCCACGCTTTATGAGTGGATGGATGATGACCCTGAGCTCAGGAGCTTGGTTGACCTCGCTCAGGATGAAGGGCTTGGCACTATTGAACTAGCCATGATGCAAGCCACCTCCCAGAGTGATGACAAAGATTGGCGAGCGCTGTCATGGATGATGGCCCGCCGATTCCCTCAGGAGTATGGTGATAAGAAGGAGGTGGAGATCACAGCTAAAAAAGCTGATGGCATCCCTGAGGTCATCGCCATGATTGAGCAGACGAACGTAATAATGGAGGATCACAATGACAATGGAGACAACAGCTGAGCTACCACTCTTTAGCTTTGCAAGAGAGCAACGAAAGATTCAGGAGTCACCAAACTCAGGCCCATACTCCACCAAGAACTCAGAGCGCTTAAAGGTGCTGTTTGAAGCATTGGAGTGTGCTCACACTCTTGATCATGCTTGCCTTATTGCCAATATAAGTCGCAGAACCGTTTATAATTGGATCAGGGACAACCCCACATTCAGTAGGCAAATCAACCGATGCCAAAGCATAATGATAAGACCTAAGGATCAAGGTGAGTCATTCAATCATCATCAGTATTCAGATGTGTTGAAGCTATTGCAATCTGGTTACTCCATTAGACAGGCTCTCCGACGTCTGCTTATACCACGTCAGACCTTTTATGATTGCATGGCCAAAGATGATGAGCTTAGAGCTTTAGTCAACGATCTAGCGCCCAAGAATCAACCTGGCAGGTTAAAGGCACATCCACAGCTAACAGGGCCATGCGATCCAAGCTTTCAGCAACAGATTAGCCTACTCTTGAAGCGGTTGAGCCAAGGTCACACCTTTAGAAAAGCCTGTAAGGATGCACGTCTATCTGACACCGTTGTGTATAAATGGAAGCGTGAAAACAAAGACTTTGCAGACCAAATAAATGCTGTTCATCAGTATGATAGCTCAGGCGTTCGCAAGGTAGAGGCTGATGAAGCCATAGCTCCGAACAGGATTGATGTTGGACTTAAAGGCCCTTATCACCTTTATATAATCAAGGCTGAGGGCTGTGACTTGGTTAAGGTTGGAATCTCCAAGGCTCCTTCTCGCAGACTGAGAGACTTGCAAGTGGGCTCGCCACTAGTACTCACCATTGATCGCTACATAGCAGGCGCTGCAATCTTTGAAAAAGACATACACTTAGACCTCACCACGCGTGGCCTTCACTCTCATGGTGAATGGTTCCACCAATCCTGTATTCCATTCATTATGGACTACATTAAGCGCCACGCTAAACAGCTGGCATCATAAAACCCAACTCCTCCCCCACGCTTCACATGTACACCAGAGGAGCTCCACATGGGGGAGGCGTCAAGCAGCCAAGGAATGAAATGACACACCACACTCTACAAATCAACCGTCCCATGTTGACGCCCGCTTGGACTGAGCAGGATAGGAACAGGGCAACCACACGGATTCACAATCGTTTTCAAGGTCTACTCATCAGCATTATTGAGAGCGCTAGGTGGGGGAACTTCCATGAGACACCTCACCCACTTGAAGCCCACCACCCTCAATGGCCAGACCCTGGTCAGTATTGTGACCTTATCCTTGCAAAGCGTGGCGCTGAGGTGGTGGCGGCGCTTGAGGTCAAGACACGCTACGTCAAGGTTGAGGACATCTCAAAGCCCTATGACATCATGGGCCAAACCTTGGAGAATATGGGCTCACGCCTCCTTGAGCTCCAACAGGCAGCCAAGAGCGCTGACGCTTTGTGGGTGGTGGCTTTGGGGATCTATCGAGCGCCACCACAGAGCACTACTCTCCACCACTCACAGCCCTTCAGCGTGTTCATGGTGTGGGGAAGGGACGTGGGAGGAATGCACACCCCTATGGGACGCGGCTATTGGTCCTCACTTGGTGAGCTCGACCGCGCCATGAGTGACATGGTGAACCCATATGACTTCTTCAGCGTGGTGAGCTTACCTAAGAAGGTCAGCCAAGCTCAGCCTGTCACCCCTCCTCAGCCCGCTTCACCTCCTCAGGTGGACATGACGAGCGGCCATCTGATCGAGCTCATCAGGAGATGAGGGCTCACCAAAGCTCAGAAGGTTGTGATCAACTGTGTGCTTGAGTGGCCCTATGAGCCAACCACCTTTGTCAGTCAGGTTAATTCTTGGCTTGAGGAGGGTGTGGGCATGACCAAAGCCAGAAGCGCCCTGAGGGAGCTGACAGAGCTTGGGGTGATAAGGGGCTACACCAAGCGAGCGCATAAGCTAAAGCTCAGGATCAACCAGGCCGAGCTAGTTAAGTTAATTGAACAGAGCTAGGAGCTCCCATGAGTGAGGAAGGTAAGGATTTTATCCTCAATGATCTACAACGTGAGATCATCAGAGGGATCAGGCGTAAAGATAAGATCATCGCGGCGCGCTGTGGATGGGGCTCAGGCAAGACGAGCTCCTTGATCTTCGCGCTGTGTGTTGGTGCCAAGGTGCGCCCTGGTACCACCTCCCTCCTCATCACAGACACCACGCCACGCTATAACTCTGTGCTCATGCCTGAGATTGAGAAGTGGCTAGCGCCAAGAGGGTGGACGTACAACCACACCCTCCACAAATGGACTGACAACCACACAGGCTCAGCGGTCCTCTGTCGCTCCTACTATCGACCAGGGACGCGTGACGCCTCACACAACCCACTTGAGGGAATTAACGTGACCTCAGGCGTGGCGCTCATTGATGAGTGTCAGACCCTGGGCGCTGAGGTAGCTCATAAGGCTTTGGGGCGCTTGAGGTCAGGGCCAACACCCACCCTCATCTTGGTGGGCTTGCCTGTGGCTGATGCGTGGTGGTGTCAAATGGCTGAGGCGGCGGGCGTTCACCCTCTCCTCTTCACCTCCTATGTGAATCAAGACAACCTCAGCTCAGAGTGGTTTGAGGCCACCAAGCTTCTACCTGAAGATGAGCGTGAGGCTATGGTGATGAATAAGCCTAAGCCTCCCTCAGGCTTGGTTTATCAGGAGTTCGACAGCTCACGTCATGTCATAGATGACTTCACCTATCGTGAGGAGATGACCGCGCGCGTGGCCATAGATTGGGGCTTCAGAAAGCCTAGCGTCCTGATCATTGTGTTTGATGAGGAGCGTGAGGCGAGCGTCATAGTCCATGAGATCAACCCACAGGAGGTCACCATATCTCAGCTGTGTGAGATGATCTTGAGGGTGGCGTGGCCTCGCTCAGATAAAGCCTCAGCTCCTGGGCCGCGTATC